ACAGCCTAATGTCATTATTTATGACCGCCCAGGCGAATCCTTGTTTATGAAGGGTGAATGTCCGTTTATCCAGCTTTGCCCGAACCCCCTATACGACTACTACTGGGGTGAATCGGAGTGCCAGAAGCTCATTCTTTTGCAATCCTTACGCAATAACCGCATGACTGAGATTTTGGACTTACTTAGTAAGCAAGTTAGCCCGCCTACAGCCCTTACAGGCTTTACGGGTATCTTGGATGAGAAGAACTTTGCTCTAAATCGTGCTGGTGGACTATTGGCTTCGGATATGCCTAATGCCAAGGTCGATCGTCTAGCGCCAAACTTGCCTAATGATTTATTTGAGATGCTCCGTGAAATCGATGCAATGTTCTCAGAAGTGTCAGGAATCTCCAATGTCCTGTCTGGGCGTGGTGAATCGGGTGTCAGAAGCCAAGGTCATGCCAGCCAACTAGCCCGTCTAGGTAGCTCTAGGGCTAAGAAACGAGCGTTAATTGTTGAGGATGCCTTGGAAAAGGTAGCCACCATGTACCTCAAGCTCATGCAGTTCTATGATCCTACGCATTATGTGGACACAGAAGGCAAGCCATTCATTGCAGACCAGTTCACCAGAGATTTTGTGGTTAAGGTAGATGCTCATAGCAATAGCCCAATTTTTACCGAGGACTTGAAAAACCTTGCCTTTAACTTGTTTAAGGCTGGCGCTATCGATCAGGAATCCTTATTGGATATGCTAGAGCCACCGATGAAGCAGTTGTTAAAAGATAAATTAAAGACTAAGATGTCCATGAGTGGTGGTGGAAGCCTACCCGCTTCTGCTACTGAGGGTGGACCAAGCGAACCAATAGTGGGGTAATGATGGAAAATCAATCGATACAGCCCAAAGCCGATCAGCCTAGGGTAACTACTGAATCACTCAAGCGTGGCGATGCTCCAGCGCAGTTAGAATATCGCAATCGTGGGTTTGAAAATGTTTCCCGTTCACCAAGCACTAGGGTGTACGGGCGTGATGTTAGGGGATAGTTAATGGGAGAAAGCTATGTACGGTAAGAAAATGAAGCGTGGTCGTAAGACAATGCGTTAAGAATCCTTCACGGGAGTTCCTAGGGTAGCGGGAATTAAAATACAGCTACCCACTTGACAAGTCATAGATAAAGTTTAATCTATGCAGAAATTGATAGGAAAAAGTTATGGCGCTACCGCAAGAAGAAATGATGAAGATGATCGCAAGCCAGCGAGATCAAGCTACTCCTGGCGGCATGGTCAAAACTACTGATGAAGAAGTGGTGATGTCCGATGCGACAACCCCACCAATGGCTGCTCCCATGTCAACGCCTGAACCAAAACTGGGAAGCAAAGAATCCGCAATGATTAATCTTTCTATGGCAATGGACTTGCTAAACCAGAGCTTGCCTGGCATTGGAGTTAATTCCATGGAAGGTAAAAAGGTTTTAGATGCAATTCGTGTAATTACTGGAATCCTTGGTCCAGATAAAGAGCGTACCGATGAATTGCAACCTACTGAGATTTTGAATATGTTACAAACTTTACCTCAAGCTGGTGGCGCAACACCTGAGAGTAAAGCCATGTCCTCTGCGCCAGCAATTCCTGGAATGATGCCTACCCCGCCTGGTGGTGGTGCATTGCCAATACCTCAACCCATTTAAAGGAAATTACTATGGAACTCTTTAAACCCCGTGGCGCTTCCGCACCCCGCAGACCAACTGACAATAACCAAAAGAACGGACAAGTAATCAATACTCCCCGTTTCTCTCAGTTTGGTGGCTTGTCTGCATCAAATAAAGCGGGTAGCAAAAACCAAATGTCGATGTCGCAGCCTGGCGACACCAAAAAAGTTATCTAACTAAGAAAAGGGGATAAAGATGAGCTTAGAAGATATTAGTTTGGAACAGCGGGATGAATTGGCGCTCTTAATGCAAGAGTTAGCCCAGAACCCCGCTACCCGTAAAGAAGCCTTGCGTTTAACCAAGAAGGTTAGACCTAATTTGCCTATTCCTGAACTTGAGCTAGAAGATTACACCGAGCAAAAGGTGTCTGCTGCTGAAGAACGGGTTTTGCAATTAGAAGCCAAACTCAAGGAAAAAGATGCACGGGAAGAATTACAAAAGCGCAGAGATAGCCTAATTAAAAAAGGGTTAGCAAATTCGGATGAGGATATTCAAAGTATCGAGAAAATTATGCTTGAGAAAAAAATATCAAACCACGAAACTGCTGCTGAGTATTTCGACTGGATGAAACAAGCTGCTGTTCCAACACCATCTGGATACAACCCAAGTCCGTTAAAAGGTTTTGACCTAAATAACTATTGGAAAAATCCAGTACAAGGTGCTAGAAACGAAGCTGCAAAAGCATTGTCCGAGCTGCGTAAAAACACTCGACCAATTGGTATTTGAAGTTCGCAGTAACAGGGGATATTTAGATTTTTGTTTGGAGATAAACTATGCCGATAGGTGGCGGAATTCTTCCAGCAGCGGGTACATCGCAATATAACGAACTTACTTATGTAACTCGTAGAGCGTTTATCCCTAAGCTGGTCGTACAACTTTATAACAGCACACCCTTGATGGCTGCGTTGATTGCTAATAGTCAACAGGCTTCAGGTGGTGTATCCCAAGTAACTGTGCCAGTTCAAGGCGCTCAGTTCGTTAACGCACAATGGTCTGACTACTCTGGTAGCTTCACACAGCCATCCGTACAGCAAGGTGCATTTAACGCTGAGTTCAACCTTAAATTGATGATTGCTCCTGTACCATTCCTAGGGATGGAAGGCGCTGTACAGCAAGACTATGCAATTATTCCTCTCATTGAAGCTCGTATGAACGATGCAACCAATGTGATGATGGATGCAATGGCTACTGCTTTGTACACCAACTACACGAACACTCAGCAATTTATCGGTTTACCTGGCGCAATTGACGATGGTACTAACATGGGTACATACGGTAACATCAACCGTAGCACCTATACTTGGTGGCAGTCAAAGGTTTACAACGCTGGTTCAGTAAACCCAACTCGTCAAAATATCCTTCAGTACATTTCTGGAACTGTTAAAAACGGTGCAGAAGTGCCTACTTTCGGTGTTTGCGGATTCGGTACTTGGACACTATTAGCTCAAGATTATGTTGGTCAAGAGCAGTATGTGATTACCCCAGGTAGCGGTTTTGATGGTGAAGCCAATGGACCACAAGCAGCTTTCCGTGCTTTGATGGTTGCTGGTGTACCTATTTATCCAGATCCTTATTGCCCAGAGGGTACTGTCTATTTCATTAACTCGAACTACTTGAGCTTGTACATCCATGACCAAGGTAGCTTCGTGTTTACTGGATTTGAAAGCACTCTACCAAACTGGCAGATTGGTTATGTTGGCGCTGTCTTGATGATTGCCGAATTGGTAAGCACCAAGCCTAAGTCGATGACCAGAGTTTCTGGCTACAACTCTATTTCGTTATAAGGAGAACTAGTCATGGCACTCGGCTTAAATAAAATCCTGATCTCAGGTAGCAATACCAATACTCCTGGAGCTTATTGGCAGCTTACAACTGTAAGTGCAACTACCGCTGGTACTGTTGTACCCGCTGGTACTTACATTGCATTTGCAACTGCTAATGTGATTATCCAAGCTGTATCGGCTTACAACACAACTACCAGCACAGCAACTTGGTCCAATGTGGGCGCAATTAATGTGGGTGGTGTTGTAATCTCCGATGGTGTAAATGTACGCTTGCTTGCTACAACTAACGCTACAGTAACTCTTGCTACTGTAAACGGTGGTGAAGCTGCTTCTGGCACTTACAACGACTAAGGAGAGAAACAATGGCTAACCCAAATGCAGTAGGTAATCTTTACCTAGACAGTTTTGGATACGGGCTAATTGGAAAATTAACTGCACAAACCCTGGCAACAACGGGAACTGCGCAGATTAAGATTCCTCTCGTATCAGGCGGGTTAACCAACGGTGGTGCAACTGCAAACTCTGGTGGGGTAATCATTCGTCAAGTGACGGTGCAAAACCCTACTGGAAGCGTTGCAAGTGCTGATATTGGTATTAGTATCTCTAGTGCTGGAAACATGGGCGCAGCCAATGTGGTTGTTGCCAATGTAACCTTGAGCGCTGTTAGCGCATCTGGAAAATACCAAGACCTAGCAATTGCATATCCAGCAAACACCGTTGTTTCTGGCGCATCAACTCAAGCTCTATATGTAAATGTCAATACCGCTTCTGGTAATGCCAACACCGTAGATATTTGTGTATTTGGACAAGTGGTGAGCTTCTAATGATTTATGTAACCAATAACTCCGACCAAGACCTAAGAGATGGCTTCGGTGGAGTATTTTATGACTTTAAAAAGGGTGCAACTGTTGAGATTTCAGAGGAAGCTGCCCGTCATATTTTTGGTTACGGTAAAGAAGATAAGACCACCCACTTGGCTAGGTTGGGTTGGATAAAGACCGCTAACGATCTTCAAGAAGGTTTGGATCGTTTAGCACAATGGAATTTGTCCACACAACCGCCTAAAAAGAACCAATCGTTATCCCCGTTGGTGGAAAGAGTACCCCTACCTTCCCAAAAGAGGGCGGGGGGAAAAGTCCTCTCGGTGGCAGCATGACTTATGGAGTTTAAATGGCAACTCTATCGACTTACATTACGGAAGTCAGACGATTACTCCATGATGCAAACGGAAACTTTTATAGCGATTCACAATTAACTGATTACATTAATGGCTCAAGAGAGCGTGTAGTCCGTGATACTGGCTGTCTTAGGACAATCCAAATTGTACAAACTCCGTCTAAAGTTCCCGCTTCAGCAGCATTAAATGGAGCAACACCAACTAATCCTACAGCATGGAAAGCTAATACCGCCTATGCTTTGAATGATTTTATTTTTAGTAATATCTTTATTTATCAAGTAACTTTGGCTGGTACATCGGATGCTACACCTCCACCATACCCACAAAGCCAGCAGAACAATATTACCAATTACCCACCATCTACCCAGTTTTTAAATGGTACTTGTGGACTTACTTATGTTGGCAATTGCGAGAATATTTACTACGCAGCAATGCCATCTGGCGATAGAACACTTGATATTATTAATATCAATATGTACTGGGGTAACACCCGTGTGCCATTGGATTACTTGGCTTGGTCAGATTTCAATGTGCGCTTACGCTTTTGGCAAAACTACATTGGCAGACCTCTGGCATTTAGCAACTATGGACAGAGCAATATTTACATTGGACCAATTCCAGACGAAGCCTATCAGCTAGAAATTGATACGGTTGTGCTGCCATTACCCCTTGTAACCAGCTCTGAAGTAGATACCATCAAAGATCCTTACACTACCTCGGTTAAGTTCTACGCAGCTTACTTAGCTAAGTATTATGAGCAAAGTTACGGGGAAGCTGAGATTTATAAACAAGAGTACAACAAGCAAACTTCTGCGGTTCTTACCTCGGTATTTACTCGTAGAATCCCAACACCTTATAGCTCACCTTACTAGCCATGGCAGCAGCGGAACAGAAAAAGTCCTATGCCGTTATTAAACAGTTTAGAGGGCTAAACACCAAAGCTAACCGTACAGCCATTGATGAAAGCGAGTTTGCCTGGCTAGAAAACTCTCAACCAATTGGCTATGGCAACATTAAGATTATTCCCAACAGCCAGGCTGTTACGGATTCTGGAGGTAATGCGGTAGTTTTTTCCAATACCGTTACACACTTAACCAATATCAATATTGGGCTAAATGACTATGTTGTAGCCTTTATGCAAGATGGCTCGGCACAGTATTTCAACATTAATACTGATACCTTTGGCAATGTGGCTGCTGCTGGCACTTTTAGCTCAACGGGCATAAACACTACCCAATGGAACAATGAGCGTATGCTCATCCTTGATCCTACAAAGGGTTACTTTAACTGGGATGGCAATAATGTTGTAACTATCGGATCAGTAGGAGTGATAGGAATTGTTAATCAAGGTTCAGGATATACCGAAGCTCCAACAGTTACCATTAGTGGCTCAGATCAAACTGGTGGGGAACAGGCTAATGCTACATCCACCATCTCAACAGGTAATGTAGTTACCTCTGTATCGGTTTCTAATGCTGGCACTGGATACACTAATGCAGCCAATTTAACCGTTACCTTTAGTGGTGGCGGGGGTGGTACTGGAGCTAACGCTGTAGCCCAATTATTTAGCTTTAAAACTGGAACTCTGTCTTTAGTCGTTGCTAATGAAGGTTCGGGTTATACCAACGCAGCCAATACCATTGTGACTATATTTGGTGGTGGTGGAGCTGGAGCAACAGCCGTACCAATTGTGGTCGGTAATGTGGTTACCCAGGTCATTATGACCAACCAGGGATCAGGCTACACCAACGCTGCCAATGTGACGGCAACGGTATCGGGTGGCGGTGGTAATGGAGCTGTATTGCAAGCCATCGTTAATTCTGAGCCTAATGTGGGCATAGCGAGCTTTTCAGGTCGTGTTTGGATTGCGGCTGGTCGATCAGTCTATTACAGCGCTGCGGGGTCG